TTATAAATATAGTTATAAATAAGTAAAAAAAGTAATAAATTAAATATAAATAAAAATATAAAAACTAGAATAAAAAGATGAATACTATAGAAAATAGAATAATAAAAATAAAGAATAATTTATTAAATATACCGAAAATATATTGGATAAATTTAGATGAAAGTATAGATAGAAATATATATTTATCAACATTATTAAATACATATAAAATAGACAATAAAAGGATAAAAGCAGTGAATGGAAAGAAAGGAGAGCATTTAAGAATATTATTAGAATATAATAAAAATGTAGGAACAGATTCAGAATATGGATGCACATTATCGCATATATTTGCATTATTAGAATTTTATATATCAGGTGAAGAAAGATGTATAATAGCAGAAGATGATTTAAGTTTTGATACAGTAGAATATTGGAATTTTAGTTGGATAGATTTTGAAAATAATTTACCAAAAGATTATGAGATAGTTCAATTATCAAGAAATACAACAGATCATAATAAACAATTATATAAAGGATATACAAGATCAACATTATGTTATTTAGTAAAAAGAGTATTTGCAGAAAAAATATTAAATAAATTATTTAATAAAGAATTAAATAAAATAAATATAAATGGTTATGATAGTATAGCAGCAGATAATTTTATATATTTATTTGGAAAATGTTATAGTTATCCATTATTTATATTTCGTTTATATAAGAGCACAATATCAAATGATATGGATAAAATAATGAGAATAATATATGATTATAATATAAGTTTATGGAGACCAAAGAGTTTTGGAGAAATAAATAATATAAAAAAGATATCAACAAATGGTAATAAAATGAAAGAAATATATAAGAGGAAATATTAAATTAATTTGCAATTTTAATCCATTTATCAGGATAAAAATCATAAATATTAAAGTCATTTTTATTAATAAAATATTTACAAGGACATAAAATAATTTTATCAGAATAATTATTAAGAAAAGCAGCCCACCAACTAAAAGTGCTATTAGCAATAATATTATGATTACAAGAAGTCATAATTAAAAATTGTTCAAGATCATTAATATTGTCATCAACTTTGATAAAATTAAAAGAAATATTATTTTCTTTATAAATATCATTTTCAAGAAGTTTAAAATTAATATAAGATATATCAATAAGGATTTGTTGATTATCAGTAGATTCACAGAAATATAAAATATTAAATTTTTTATCATTATGTAGTTTAAAAATATAATTTATTGCATTAATATAATATTTATTATCTAAGATAACATATTGATTAGTTAAATTTAGATAATCACCTCTTCTAAAATGAATAGATATAGTAATAAATTCATCATTAAAAAGATGTTTATATTTAATTTTATTTAAAGATAATAATAGATCGAAATTAAGTAATTTTCTGATTAAAGGTAATTCATTAATAAAATATTTAAAACTTTGGAAGTAACCATCTAAATAAATTTTATTAGAGAAAGGAATGGTATTAAAATTAAAAGATCGTTCGATAAAAATATTATAAAATCTTTTATTAAAGTTATTAATAATAAAACGATGAGATAGATTATAAAATAATGAATTCCAATAAAAATTTCTTTTAAAATTACCAGAATTAGGTTGATTATATTTAATAGGTAAAAAGAAATTAGTATTATGTTTAATAGAATAAGCAATACAAGTAAATATTTGAAATAATTGATTACCAAGACCACCAAAAATATTAACAGTAGAAATATTGTTATCAAATAATTTATATTTATTAATAGTTAATACATTAGTAAATAAATTATTTTGATAATCAAAGGAATCTATAAAATTAGAATTACTAATAAATAATTTTTTATTAATAAAACAAATTTTAAAACCATATAATTTAGATTGTAAAATAAATTGTAAATTATTATTAGAATTAAAAGAGTAAGGTAAAGATTTATTAAAAGTAATAGAATTAGTATTAAAGAAATTAATTATATCAAATTTAAAATCAGTAATATTAATAAAATCATTATCAAAAGAAATAATATTATTTTTTAAAAATTTATTGTGAATAATAAGATCGTAATTAATAATAAATTTTGATTCAAAATTAAGTTTATCAGAATTCCAAATAAAATTAGGATCGTATAAAGATATAAAATTAAAATTACATAAATCTTTAAATAAATTAAAATCATTAAGATTCATAAATAATTTAATATTATTTTGGTTAAAATTTTGATTAATATAATTAAAAATTTCATCAGAATCAGTAGAAATAAATAATTCCCATTTTTTAAAAGTTTGAATTAAAATAGAATTAATAATATTATCAATATATTGAATAGAGTTTTTTTCTAAAATTTTATAATTTAAAATAATAAAAATAGAAAACATAATATAAATATAATAATTATAAAATATTTATAAATACATAGCTTTTATTTATAAAAATAAAACTAGGTTTAAAAAAAAATTAAATATTTGAATATAAATTTATAATGGATATAATAAATAAATTTGATAAAACATTAATAATACAAATAGAAGAGAATAATTATAGTATATTATTAATAATATTAGATAAATTAAAGTATAAATCAGAAATAACAATATTAGTAAATATTCAAAACATAATGAAAACAAAAATGTTAGAAACTTTGTTATATATAAGACAAGAATATATGAATAAATATGTAGATATAAATATAATAAATATAGATGAATTTAATGAATATGAAAAATATGATTCAATAATATTTTTAAAAAATAGTGATATAAAATATTATGATACAAAATATAAATATCATAAAACAAAAATAGACAATAAATTAAAATTTGGAATCATATATGATGAAGAAATAATTATGAATAATTTTTTAAATATAAGTTTAATACAACAAAATAATTCAAAAAATTTATATATAAAACCGGATTTTAATATAAATAGTTTTTATGCAAATCCATCTAATGATAAGGAATATGAAGAAGAATATTTGATATTTGAAAATAGTAATAAAATAAATTATGATATGGTTCATTTAATATCAAAATTATTAAAAATAAAAATAACAATAGTAACAGATATTAATATACATTATAAAGAATTAGATAGTAATATAAAAATAATAACAAATAGTTCAATAAAAGAATTATTAGAATATTTAAAAAAAATAAGATCAGTAATAATAATACCTAATAAAAGAGGTGAAAATTATTATGAAAAGAATATACCAGAAATATTATATATATGTTTAGGTTATAAAATACCAATCATAATAAACCATTCAATATATGAAATAAATAAAGATTTAATAAATAATTCAAACGTATATGATATGCAAAGCAATATAAAGCAATTGAATGTTTATAATACATTTCAAGATATATTATTAATAATATCAGAATTAAGTAAATTAAATGATATAAATCAAGATATAAATACAAAGCAATCTGAAATAATAAATGATAATATTATTATGAAAATAGATGGATATGTAAAGCAATTAGAGGAATCAGATGAAACAATGAAAGAACAAGGAATGATTGGAAAGAAAAGTAATGTAATAAATGAAACTATAAATAATAATGTAAATAAATCTGAAATATTAAATAATATACAAAGTAATCCTATACAAAGTAATCCTATACAAAGTAATCCTATAAAAAGCAATCCTATAGAAAGCAATCCTATACAAAGTAATCAAATAAATTCAATAATAAATATACAAAATAATTTATTAAATAATAGAAAAGATGAATTAAAAGCAATAATAATAAGTAAAATATTAGAGAATAATTTAATAGTAAATGATAAAATAAATTTATTCGGAAAAGGTATTAATATAGATGATTTATATGGTAAAAATAAATTACATACAAAGCAATCAAATGGAAATGAATCTGATGAATTAAATTCAGTAAATAATATAGATAATATGCAAAACAATAGAATAAATAATATGAATATAATGAATAATATGAATACAATGAATACAATGAATAATATGAATACAATGAATACAATGAATAATATGAATACAATGAATAATATGAATACAATGAATAATATGAATATAATGAATACGATGAATAATATGAATACGATGAATGGAATACAAAGTAATAGAATGAATATGAATGCGATGAATAATTTAAGAAATAGAATAAAAGAGATGCCATTGTTTTTACGAGATCATAATAATAGATCACAAACATATAATGGTTTTTGGTGGAGTAATACAAATATAACAAATTAAATAAAATAAGAATATATAATATAAAATGTATATACCACCAGGTTATAAATTAATAAAAGAATATCCAAAATCTAAAAAGATATTAGCAAAATGCGAAGATAAGAAAGGAAGATTACAATATATATATCATCCAGATTATGTTAAAAAACAAAAGAGGATAAAATATTGTGAATTAATAAAATTTATAAATAAAATAGATGAAATAAAGAAAGAATTAAAGAAAGATATAAAATCAAAAGATATTAAAACACAGATGATAGCAACAATTTTAACAATAAGTTTAAAATGTGGATTAAGAATAGGGAATGATAAATATGAGAAATTGTATAATTCAACAGGATTAACGACATTAAAGAATTCAAATATAAGAGGTAATAAAATAAGTTTTATAGGTAAAAAAGGAGTTTATAATGAATGTATAGTAGATGATAATACAAAAAAAATATTAAAAAAATTATCAAAACATGATAATAGTCAAAAATATGTATTTTCATATAGGACAGAGAGAGGTAAAAGTAAAATAAGGGCGGATGATGTAAATAAATATTTATTAAAATTTGGAGATTTTACAACGAAATATTTTAGAACGTATAATGCAAATATGAAATTTATAGAGAATATGAATAATATAAGTTTTGAAACAGAAAAAGATAGGAAAAAACAGATGAAAGAAGCATTAATAAAAACAGCAAAATCATTAAATCATACGCCAGCAATATGTAAGAAGAGTTATATAAGTGATAAAGTATATGAATATATAATGAATGAAGAAATAAGAGTAAAAAGTGCAGAAAAATTATATAAAAAAATAATAGGGAGTTGTTATAAAAATTAAGAAAGATCTAAATTACTATTATATATATCATCATAGGTATATTTATAAAAAAAGTTTTTAAATAAATGTTTAAAATCTTCTAAAGAGAAATTTTTATCATTAAAATATTTAGTTTTAATTTTATAATAAATATCTTTATCAGAAGAAATGATATCAAAAAGGAAATGAAAATGTTTATCAAAAAAGATATCATTATTATTATTATTAGAATTATTAAAATTACTATTAAATGTATTAAAATTATTATCAATATTATTAGAATAAATATCAAATGTATTAGAAATGCTTGTAATAGTTGGAACATCAATAATACAATTTAATCCGATGGAATTAAATTGATTAGTATTATCGGTTGTTTTTATATTACTATTTAAATTTTTATTATCATTATTATTTGTTAAGAGATGATTATTATTATTAATTGTATTATTAAAATAATTAAGAGGAAAAATAGAAATAATATTATTATTAAAATTTTCTTTATATGAATTAGGTTTAATTAGATATCTATTAGAATTAATATAATCAAAAGAGGGAGATATATTATAAAAAAAAGATAAGGGTATTTTATTAAAATAAGATTTATAGGAATTAATTAAAATATAATTAATATAATTAAAATTAATAGTGATAGAAATAATAATAGAAATAATAGTTTTATAATCTAAATAGTGATAATAAATAATAAAAATACTAGATAGAATAATGTTAATATAATGCATAAAAAAGAAAATAAGATGAGCTTTAAAATAAATAGAATTAATAGAATTAGTTTTATGAATATATTTATTAGCATCTAATTTATTTAAAATGAGTTGTTTAGGATTATTTAAAAACCATAATTCTCGTTTATAATTAAAAAGAATTAAGATAGTAATATAAGAGAATATAAATAAATTAAAAACAATAATAAAAATAGAAAAATGATTATTATAAGAGATATTTTCAGTAAATTTACAATAATTATTAGAGCATAATTGAGGTGTAAAAATAATAGGGACAGATGAAATAGAAAATTTAAATAATTTAATAAAAAATAAAAATAAAACAGAGATTTTATTAAATAAGGATTTATTTTTAAAATATATATTCATTATAAAATAAAGATTTATATTATTTATATTTAAGATTAATAAATAAAAAAAAATATTTAATACAAATATAATAAAAAAAAATGGAAATAAAATTATGTTCGCCAGCATTATTTATATTGATATTAGGAATCATAGTAATAGCAATAGAGATGTTTAGAATAAGGAGATATAATGAAACAAGAAAAGAGAAAATAGTAAATACATTAGAAAGTGTTGTATTATTAGTGATGAAGGTAGCAATAGTTCAGTTGTTATGTAAATTTAATTTAGAATGGTTAGCATGGACATTAATAATAATTCAAATACTAGTAATATTATATTATATAGTATTAGAAATGAGAATGAGAGATTAATTAAATAACAATAAAAAAAATAAAATTATAAAATAATAAAATTATAAATAATAAAAAAATAAAATTAATATAATAAAGATAAATTATATTAATAATAAAAAAAAATAATATATAATAATATATATAAAATGAAGAAAATGATGAAAAATAAGAGTGATTCGGGATCAAGATTGTGTGGTCCGGCATTATTTGTTTTAGTTTTAGGAATCATAGTTTTAGTAATTCAGATAGTTTATATGAATTCAGCAGTATATGTAAATACTACTAATAAATCTAAAACAATGCAAGTAGTAGAAGAAATATTAATGTTAATAGTAAAAGTAGCAGTCGTTCAATTATTATGTAATATTGGTTTAGGTTGGTTAGCATGGACATTAATAGTTTTACAATTTTTAGTAGGAGCTTTTTATATGGGTTTATTGTCAGGTTACTTATCAGCAGGAGCTAAAGCAGTATCATATATAGGTTCAAGAACAGGATTAGAGAGTGATGTGAATACTGTATTAGATGCAGTAGCAAAAATGACAAAGAAACCAGAGAATTATTCAAATAATGATTTAATGTTTGCTTAAATTAATATA